GGTCAAGCATCCGAAGACAGGGCAACTTGTCTCACCTCCTCTGTTCGGAACACAGTGGAAGCTGTCTGTTGTTGAAGAATCGAACGACCAAGGTTCGTGGTTCAACTGGACGGTAGCCAGCGCAGGTTTCGTTCAAGACAAAGAGTTGCTCGAGGCAGCAATGAATTTCCGTAAATCAATTATGGCTGGAGAAGCGAAAGCTGTTGCCGAAGATGTGGTCGATGAGCCACGCGTCGGAGCAGAAGAAGCCCCATTCTAATTGTCCAGGGGGTAGAAAAAATATTTTTTACCCCCTTTTTTACGGAACGAAGGTATGTCAAACGTAGAACGATTCATGAATGCGTTCGAGGGTTCGGACGCCGCACATGGACAGACACAAATCGGCAACACCCGAAGAAACGGCAAGACCGAAGCCAAGAGTTTCGTGGTCCGAGAGCCGTTGACCAAGGAGTTAGTTGAGAAGCATCTCAATGGCGCGGTCGGTGTAGGTTCAATCCCGATCAACAACAGTAACTGCTGTAAGTTTGGCGCGATTGATATCGACACCTACCCAATTGATCACGGGTATTTGGTTCGCAAGCTGAAGGGATTCGGAATTCCGATGGCTGTCTGTCGATCTAAATCGGGTGGTGCACACCTGTACATGTTCTTTGCTGAGTTTTATCCAGCGTCCGAGGTCCGTGAATATCTACACGAGATCGCGGCGACTATTGGATATTCGGGCAGTGAACTGTTTCCTAAGCAAGATCAGATCCTATCTGAGCGCGGGGATGTGGGTAACTTTATTAACCTGCCGTATTTCGATGCGGAGCAAACACTTCGTTATATGGTCGATGACGACGGGCAGGATGTTTCATTGGAGGACTTCTTGGACTGGGTCGATGATCATCGGCTGACGATGTCTGAGGTATCGAAATTAGATACGGGTGTAAATGGCGACTTGTTTGATGACGCACCACCATGCGTACAGACCATGTTGACCAACGGATTCCCGGAAGGCACACGGAACAAGGGTATGTTCCAGACGGCGATCTATCTCAAGAAGAAGTTTCCTGATGGATGGCAACAGGAAATGGAAGCTATCAACCAGAAGCATTTCAATCCGCCGTTGCCTGCGATTGAGGTGGTACAGATACAAACTCAACACGAGAAAAAAGACTACGGTTGGCTATGTAATGACGAGCCGTTTTGTTCGCACTGTAACAAGCAGCTCTGCCGGTCTAGGAAGTTCGGGATCAACGGTGGAGGAGGTAAACCAGACATGCCGAACATCAGCGGCCTGACGGTGCTGTTGTCAGAACCACGTCTGTACTTCTTAGATGTTGATGGGCATCGCTTGGAGTTATCTACAGAACAGTTACAGCTCCCACTACAGTTCCAGCGTGCGTGTATGGAGCAGGTAAACTTTATGCCACCAACATTGAAGCCCGCGGATTGGCAACAGATTGTAAATGATTTGTTGAGAAACGCTTCACACATCGAGGTGCCGGAAGAGTTGACTGTGGCTGGGCAGTTTAAAGAACTGCTGCAGATATTTTGTACCTCTCGAATTCGTGCGATGTCACCGGAAGAGCTGGAGCTTGGTAAGCCGTGGACCGAGAACGATAAAACGTATTTCAAGATCAAAGGACTGCAGGAGTTTTTGTACAACAGGAACTTTAACAAGCTGACTCGCCCACAGATTCAGGAGCGGTTAAAAGAACTGAACGAAGGGGAGGAATGCCACACAGTTTATCGTTATAAAGATGACACTGGAAAATGGCACAGCACCAGGGTTTGGTCGGTACCAGAGTTTAAAGAACAAGAGGTCGTGCTACCAGAGGGAGAAACATATGAAGCACCGTTCTGATGACCGTCTTCTGAAGGTGTCGGAGCTTGCCAAGTTTTTAGGTGTGGCTCCGTCAACGATTTATCGATGGTTGGATTGTGGCAAATTGCCACAGCCGTTTGATTTGGGGGACGCCGCCGTGCGCTGGCGTCTGAGTGAGATTGAAGCTTGGCTTGAGGAAAACCGACGTTGAGCAACTATTGGAAGAATAACGTGAACAGAAAGTTAGACCCTGAAGACATCTACCTAATCTACGCTCTTCGCGAAGACGGGATGATGCTCAAAGAAATCGCAGAGAAGTTTGAGATCACCAACGCTCACGTCAGCAAGATCGTTACTGGCAAAACTTGGAGACACTTATATGAAAATCAAAATGGAAGTGGACTTAACTCCGGAGGAGTTTAAGGAGCTGTTTGTTCCTGGGGATAAGCAGTCTGAATTTACGATGCGTATATACGATGCGTATACACAGGCGTTTACTGAATTTATGAGGAGGCAGATCGACCCACACGGGATGATCTGGAAGCACGATGCAGAGTGAACAGTTAATCTTTGGGCCTCCGGGCTGCGGCAAGACATACACTTTGATGGAGATTATCCGCAAAGAACTGGAGGCAGGAACTCCCCCGGACCGAATTGGTTTTGTTTCCTTCAGTCGAAAGTCTATTGCCGAGGCCCGAGATCGGGCAGGTAATGCATTTGCATTACAGGAGCGCGACACCCCGTACTTTAAAACTTTGCATTCAATGGGATTCCATTGGCTGGGTATGAAGACTGACGACATCATCGGGCACTACGATCTAAAGCAGATCGGGGCGTCGATGGGTATGTCGTTTGATACGCGGGACGTGGTTGATCAGGACGGGTTGATGCAGTTGTCTGCCAAAGAGGGCAACAAGTATCTCACTCTGATACAACGATCTCAGATGCGAATGGTTCCGCTCGAGCAGGAGTTCAATGATGTGGGCGACTACAATATCAAGTGGCCGCTGCTTCAGAAACTCGACCATGTATATACCTCGTATAAACAAGAAACCGGTAAGTACGATTTTACGGACATGATCAAGCTCATGGTCGAACAGGGCCGAGGTCCGAGCCTCGATGTCCTGATTGTCGATGAAGCACAGGACCTTACACCACTGCAATGGGAGCAGGTCAAAGTACTTAAAAAGTACGCGAATCGCGTATGGTACGCGGGCGATGATGACCAAGCGATCTTCCGCTATACCGGGGTCGATGTCAGACATATGCTCGGCATATGCGAAAACATCCGGGTTCTTGATCAGTCGTATCGCGTACCGAAAAGCGTACATGATCTGTCGGCAAAGTTGGCCGGTCGAATCTCACAGCGTCAACCGAAAGAGTGGAAGGCCACGGACCACGAAGGATCAATTCATTACCACATGGATGTACACGAGATCGATATGAGCGACGGTTCTTGGACTGTTATGTCGAGGACAATGGCTAATTTAAACAAGTTGGGCGACCAACTACAGACCGCCGGGATTCTGTATAAAAAGAATGGCAGGCTGTCTTTTGATGAGGACAACCTGAAAGCCATGCACTTGTGGGAAGACCTGCAGAACGGTGAGTTTATCAGCCCTGCGGAAGCATCCAAGTTGTATGAGTGCTTACCAAAGCGTGGAGATGAGGCGCGAGTGAAGTGGGGGATGGCAAAGACTTTAGAAGAGTGCGACCCTTTGAAGCCGTTAACGCATCAAGCACTGGTCGATGATCACGGGTTGTTGGCGAATATCAAGATGCCTTCCGAAGATTTGTTGAAACTATCACAAGACGAAAAGCAATATCTAAAAGCTATCAAACGTCGTGGCGGAATCACTGCAGATCCTGCGATTAAACTGAGCACGATTCACCGCATGAAAGGCGGGGAAGATGAGAACATTGTCTTGCTGACGGACATGGGCTTTTTGCCTCACAGAACCCTGCAGGAAAGCCCTGACGATGAGCATCGTGTATTCTATACGGCTGTAACGCGAACGAAAGAAAATCTGCATATCGTGGATTCAGAGAGCAAGTATAGGTACCCACTATGAAATGCATAGGAAAACTATGCAAATCGGGAATGTAACCCCTGATTTACAGGATTATTGGGGACAAGGAGAACACATGAGCGGGAAAGGCGACACCTACCGTCCGGTAGACAGAGAGAAGTTCGAGCAGAACTTTGAAAAGATATTTGGCAATAAGGAACACGAACATGCTGAGGCGATGCGGGCGTTTGCGTCGGGGGAAAAACTTGAGTTCCGCCCGAAGAAGGATGCGTCATCTTATGGATCGACAGATGAATGGTACCCCTGCGACAACCCAGACTTTCACCACAACTTTGAGTATCGGATCAAGCGAGATGATTAAGGCAGATGGATTTGATGACTGCATTATCGGCTTTGCTGAAGTGTGGGACGGGAATGAGCGAGTGTACCGGATTGTGTACAACGCATCTGACATGTACCAAAAGCTGATGGCCGAAGGGATGTCGTCTGAAGAGGCACAGGAATATTTTGAGTTCAACATTGATAGTGCGTATGTAGGGAAAGAAACACCAATCTACATGTGGCCCGGTGATAACGAATTAGTAGAAGAGTTTGCGGAGAGTTTGGATGACTAAAGACACAAGCACGATCAACTGGATCGACAGACAAGAACTAGATCAGATTGAAGTTGATTGGTGCGCTCCGGAGGTCTTCCCTGACCTCTCCCAATCCAAGATCATCGCGATTGACTTGGAGACATGTGATCCTAATCTCATGACCCTAGGGCCAGGATGGGTACGGAACGACGGTTTCGTAGTAGGAGTTGCGGTCGCTGCTGGAGATTTCAATGCCTACTATCCAATCCAACATCAGAATGGTGGCAACATCTCAGAAAACATTGTGATGAAGTGGTTGAAGAAGCAGATGGCTACTCCGCATATCCCCAAACTTTTTCACAACGCCACATACGATTTGGGATGGCTGAAGTGTGCAGGGGTCGAGGTCCAAGGAAAGATCATCGATACCATGATTGCCGCGCCTCTATTGAATGAGAACAGATTCACATACTCACTGGATGCGTTAGGTCGTGACTACCTTGGCGAGCGGAAGAATGAAAAGCTTTTGCGTGCTGCGGCGAAAGAGTGGGGCATCGATCCAAAAGCAGAGATGTGGAAATTGCCGCCCAAATATGTGGGACAATATGCAGAACAAGATGCTGCCCTGACATTACGGTTATGGAATCATTTTGAGGGTGAGTTACAGAAGAACGAACTGACCCACATCTTTGAGCTTGAAACGAGTCTTATCCCGTTGATGCTAGAGATGCGGTCTCGTGGCGTTCGCGTAGATTTAGATCAAGCGGATCGTACTAAAAAAGACTTGGCTAAACGTGAGAAACAAATCAAAGATGACATCAAGCACAAAACAGGAATTTTGGTCGAGCCCTGGGTGGCAACAAGCGTGGCCTCAGTCTTGGGACATTACGGAATTGACTGCCCAAAGACGGAGAACTCGAAACAGCCTTCTATTACCAAAGCGTTCTTGCAAGCATGTCCACATGAAATCTCCGTTCAGATTCTCAAACTTAGAGAACTGAACAAAGCCAACAATACCTTCATCGATTCTATTCTTCGGTACGAGAACAACGGTAGAATTCATTGTGAATTCAATCAGTTACGTTCAGATGATGCGGGGACTGTTACGGGCCGTTTCAGCTCGAGCAACCCGAACCTTCAGCAAATCCCAGCTCGGGACCCAGAATTAAAGAAAGCCATCCGTGGACTATTCATCCCGGAAGAGGGCGATAAGTGGGGGTCGTTTGACTACTCTTCTCAAGAGCCTCGTCTGTTGGTCCATTATTGTTCTGTTCTTTCAGACCGCCGACCCAACCCGAATGTAGAATCCATTGTCGAAGCATACCAGACGGGCGACGTTGACTTTCATCAAATGGTTGCTGACATGGCAGGTATTGGTCGTAAGGAAGCTAAGACAGTAAACCTCGGAATTATGTACGGCATGGGCCGTGGAAAGCTGGCGAATACTTTGGACATCGGTGAGCAAGAGGCCAAAGAACTGCTCGAGACATACCACGACAAAGTCCCGTTTGTAAAAGGCTTGGCGGACATGGTGTCTAATCGTGCTTCACAGTATGGTCAGGTTAGAACATTGTTAGGACGTAAGTGCCGGTTCGATATGTGGGAGCCGAACAGCTTTGGTTATAAAAAACCGATGACGCACGAAGAAGCGATCAAGGAGTATGGTCCGGGTATCCGCCGTGCTTTCACTTACAAAGCACTGAACAAACTAATCCAAGGTTCGGCAGCCGACCAAACAAAGAAAGCGATGGCAGATTGTTACGCCGAGGGTCTGATTCCCCTGCTGACAGTACATGATGAACTCTGCTTCTCGGTAAGTTCCGAGGACCAAGCTTCGCGGATCAAGGAGATTATGGAGACTTGTGTGGATCTCCGAGTACCGTCAAAAGTTGATCAGGAATTGGGAGCGAACTGGGGCGAGGTGGGTTAGTCACCCCATAGTACTCGACACATTCTTTCCAAGAGGACCACTCGACATCCGACTCAAGATAATCCAAAGGCTTGAGCCGTTTTGTCAGCACGCCACTAAAACGAGAAACGGGTGCAAACAGCACCCGTTCTTGTGGAATCCCGACTAGCGCAACAATGTCACAATCCGCCTCGGTCAAAGACTTTTTAGGCTTCAGTCCTTTGGCTACACAAAATTGATAACCTGGACTTCGCGTGTCACGACTACCTTTATTTCCCTTGATCTGACTGGACTTGACCTGTATCCGCCACGTCCTTTCATACGCAAAAGAAATAATGTCTGAAGTCCCGAGGTTCACGATCTCAGATTGTATGCCCATCTTGGCAAGACGGAGCAGACAGATAACCTCACCTATCCGCCCCGCTTCGATTTCTTTCATTTTTAAAAGTCAGATGAGTCCTCACCTGTCTCCATCATGTCACGGAGGCGTTCCGCTCGCGCTCCTACTTGTTTCGCCCAACGCGAGTCCATCATTTGGGCGGCGGCCTCCGGCCAATCTTGCGCCTCGATGGCAGCAAGCATATTCTGAAATTGTTTAAACCGCGGCATACCGAGGTTAAAAACCATATCAACCACGACGCGCATGCGGACATCATCAAGACCAGCAAACCAATCGAATGTACTAGCAAGCTCACTAGTAGCAATATCAACATCATTGTTAAGAATATAATCGATCTCATCATCCGATAAGCCACGCTCTTCGATGTTGCGTCCCACGCCAATGGTTAAGTATCCGGCGGTGCACTTGTATGGTTTGTGTTCTACGCCTTCATGTAAACGAAGTTGCGCTGCTAGTCTTT